TCAAATTTAGATCTTCTTCTCAAAGACGGAGATATACCTTGACAGTAGGAATGCCTATAACGCAAAGCAGCAAGAATCAATAATTGACCATGTTCAGTAAAAGACTTAGTAAACAAAGAACCAGACTGTTGACCATATGTAAAACCAGCAAGAGTGCCAAGAGGTGTACCAGAAGAAGCAGTATTATTAGAGACTTGAGTAGTGGATACAGGAATACGTGAACCACCAAGATATTCTGGACGTTGAAGCCGATAATCGCCAGCATTTACTCCAAAATGCCCTAATAGAACCTCGACATAACGAGTACCAAAACGAGCATCATTCTCAAGGAAATACTGTGTAGCAAATGCTTGTCTCAATTGATTTATAGTTGCAGCAGATGCTGAAGACAAATCAGCATAAGCATTAACAATAGACAAATCCTTTCCACCACTAGAAACAGTAACATTTCGATCAGTTCCAACCAATTTATGATTTTGCTGAATCAAAGAATTGAAAGCATGCAGATCATAACCATTAGCTTCATCACCCAAACCATTAGTGTTAAATCTAGGAATACCAGCATTAGCATTAAACTTTGTCGTATCATCAGTAAAAACAACAGGAGCTAACTGACCAAGAGGCAAACTTACAGCATTGCCTTTTTGAGGAGCTGGCAAACACGAAGTAAAATAATCATGAATCTTATTGACTGGCAAAAGACCTAAAGAAATCTGGAAAGAATTAGGTTGAAGAATATCAGCATGAATATCACCAGAAGAACAATCAATTTCAGCACCATTAGCCAATTCATAGAAAGTATTCTGAGGAGCTTGAGTATTTTGATCACGAAACCAATCATTCCAAATTTGAACATAAGCACCAGCAGCAAGAACATTACCGTAAGCAGCTAAATTACCTTGATACTGACCAGAGGCAGCTGCACCATAACCAAGGAAATCACCAGCAGAACCGACAGCAACATAAGAATCACCTACAATCAATGTAGGCAACAACCAATCAGTTGTTTGAGCCCAATAAGAAGATTTATTTTCACCGCAAAACTCTTCCCAATGTTTCCAAATAATACGATTGGGAACAAAAAATGCAAAAACATCAACAAAAGCATCATCCATAACAGGTACGAGTGGAGTTGATAAACGAATAACAGCAGAGATGTCCATTGAAACAGTATCACCGGGCAAAATCTCAATTGTATCAATAGGAATCAAATCACCGGCATTGAAATCAAGCTTATTTGTGTGATTTAAACTAAATATAGATCTCTTTCGATTAACATTAGTAGGAGCTATATCAAATGTATGTTGCAAATTAGGCATTATTTTTTATCCTCCTGATTATCATCAAGTTTCTTATTATCAACTTTCTTATCATCAAGCTTATAAACACTACCAATATACTTTTTCAACAAATCTTCACTAAACGATTGAGCAAATTTACGATAATCATTGTCAAACATTGCACGAAATGCCTCAGGAAGATTATTAAAAGAATCTATCGCAGATCTAGCTTGCTTATCAGCTAAAACCAAATCATGTTCAACTTTTGAAACATCACCAAATTGAGCATCATTAACAGGAGCAATAGAATTCTGATCAGCTAATTGATCCCTTCTCAAAACATCAATCAAAGAAACACCTTCAGCAGCTTTCTGAATTTTTAGATCCACATCCTCAAAACCATTTTGGACAATCTGACCATCTTCATTTTCAATCCAAACAGATTCTTTGGTACGAGACAAATCCAAAGGTTCATCTTTGTAAGCTCTAAAAGTAAATGGATAAACATTGACAGAAGGAATAGAAACAATTTCTTCTTTACTTACTTTCTTTTGTTCCATGTTGCAAAGTTCCTAACTCATGAATAATAGGCTCAGGATAAATCTTAATAGTTCCAAGAGCATCATCAAAAGAACCGACTTCATAAACAACAAAATCATCTAAATGATTTCTAATAAAATCAGCATCTAAAAGATTTCTAGCATAAACATCAAAGTTCACAACTACAACAGGATCACTATAAAGTTTAGAAACTTTATCGAAAACTTCAAATACAATTTTAGTCATAATCTGATTCCACCTCTTGAATTCATTCTAGGCAAATTAACAGCCTTTGTACGTCTAGCAGTTGTGCTAAATATAGCATGTCGAGCATGGGAATTTTCTCTTTTTCTCATTTAGTAGTTCCTTTCATTAAATCAGAAGTAGAAGACTGTTGATACCAGTGAATATCCTTTAAATCAATCTTTCTACCACAATCCGGACAAATCAAATAACAACCATTCAATACAGCTTCAGCATATCTCAACTTAGCAGCTTCAGTTTCTTTATTAGCTTGTTTAGTCTTCAGGAAACTAATAAGGAATGAGCAGAACGCAACGAAGAGACTTGCCGCAGCACTTGAAACAGATACAATCATTTCTTGATTCATATGAATCCTTTCTAACTATCAGAGTAGGAGATCTGATAGTTCCATTAATGCAACCTTGAAGCATATTAACAATCCTTTAATAAATCTTGCCAATAATCGTCAAACTGGTGGGAATCCAAATGGCAAAAATCTTCCCAAAGATCATAACAAAGATCATCAAATACATCATCAAGAGGACGATCACCAAACCAACTGTGTTCAACATTATACATATCCATCAATTTGTTAAAAGCATCATCAAGATCATAATGCCTTTTTTTTCTCTCGCAATGATCCATAATATGATCGCAAAACAAAGCAACATGCTGATTGAATGATAACAAAACCCAAGAAGAGCAAGCATCACTTCGTAAAAAATCACGAATACAATCCATAACATCAACAACAGAATATCCTTTCGACAACATAACATCTCTAAATTCTTTATACCTCATGCAGTTTTACCTCTTTTCAATTGTAATTATATCATAGTGTCATTTAAAAAGCAATACCAAAATTAAAATTACATTACATAAAATCACAAGCAAATTCAATATTATTACATAATAATAATTTTTCATACTTTATTCCTAAGTTTCAGCACTTTAATTTGATAAGTTTTAATTTCTTCCTTTAAATCGTTCTCACAAATACGATTTATATTTTTTAATTGTGCTAAATCGAAATTGTTCGAAGATTTAAAAGGGTCTGGCTTAAACCTATCAAGATAATCAAGCTGATCACCTAACTTACGTTTGTAAAACAAAGGCAAAGAAACGGATACAGAATACGACTTACGGCGGACGGCCAATTTACCAGTATCTGTTAAAACTGCTTGATTGTCGAGAAGGTAGCGAAGGCCTATTGCAGGTCTCCTCGACATCAATACAAATTCTGGATATTTCTCACTTGCAGGACAAGCAATAGCATCATTCATTTTCTTTTTCAAAACATACCTTGCAACATAGGCACAAGACTCAAAAGATATATCACCAACAATAACATTACCTTTATTCCATATACGATCTAAAATTGCACTTTTCCAATAAGTAGTACCATGATTCTTAAATACTTTCAAATCAGGAAAATATTTTCTATCTAATCCAAAATAGCAACCATGAAAATGTGATCTAAAAGTAGATCCACCATACTCACCGCAGCAAAAATATGAAATATGATGTTTTTCATCAGGAAAATAATCATCAAGATATTTTCTCAATCTCTTTTGAAACTTCTGTAAATCCTCTTTTATCAAAACCGAATAAACAGCTTTGCCATTGTGGGAATTAATGTTCAATGGTGGGAAAGCTTCAATAACCTTATGAGAAACATCAAATTCTCTAACATTAACTTTATCATTACTATAAGTCAAAGTTAAAAACAATCCAACCTTCCCAACACTATCAAATTCATTCATGCATCTAATAGCCCAGGTACGAGAATAATCCAATTTACAGCCAATACACTTTCCACAAGGAATTTCTTTAAACTTTGTAAACATTCCTTCACAAACAAGGTTTTTGCCTTTAAAATTAGAATACTTAAAAGCAAGATAATCATAACCAATTTTCAAATCTTTAAGTTCATCAGAAGTCATTTGTTCCTTGTATTTATCTCGCAACAAAATAGTAATAGGCACAGCCAAACAATCACCACTTTGAATAATAACCAAATCTTTATTTTTTTTAGTCTTAAGACCTGTATAAAAACAATGTAATGGATGATAGCAACTCATAATTTTAAACCTTTCTTCATGCATGGTGTCAGTTGTACCCTTTACATCAAGACAAAGGGTACAACTGAACAAAAAAGAGTGGACTGCATGAGATCCACTCTTTTATCAGTTTAACACACAGACGAGGCCATTCTAGTGGTAAATTTCTTTACCAAAACTATTATAGCATCATTTAGAACTTTTAGGAGGAATATAATCACCATTAAGCAATTGCTCAGCAAACTTTCTTTCTTCAGGAGAAAGTTCAACAGGTTTATAAACCTCTTTAGCAGAATCCTTAACAGCACCAGAAACAGCCTCAGTAATACCAGCAACATCTTTAGCCGAAGCAGTACCAGTAAGAGCAGCTTTACCAGCTATCAAAAGCATAGTACCGAGAAGTGGAGCTTTAGAAGTATGTTTTGGAGAAGTATTGGTATGAGAAACAGCAGGACTACCAGCACTAGCAACAGCTGATGAAGGAGTGGAAGCACCAGCAGCACCAGACTGATAAGCAAGCATAGGATTTACACCAGCAGCTTTAAGATCATTCATACGTCTTTGCACTTCAGTGTTGGACATCTGTTCAGACCAATCACGAGCCTTCTGAGCTTCCTCAGCATTAAACTCATTGTTAGCTCTAGTTAAAGCAACATTACGATCAAAATCAACAGCAGATTCATAGGCATTAAACCACCTGTCAGAACCTTTAGCATAAGGATGTTCAGGATCACCAATTCCAAATATATCACTAGTCCATTGAGCAATTTGACCAGAATAAGGATATGAACCATCAGGTCTACCAGCAATTGCAGGAGAATTCACCGCACTTGAAGGATATTCTGGCATAACTAGAATCCACCTAATTTAGAAGGTATGGAGAATGCAGGCATCTCACGAGCAATCGAACCTTTAAAATAGAAATCAGCAATACATTGAGAAGCTTTAGAAGAAACAACAGCCAAGGATCTATCAAGATTCTTAGGACTCTCTTTCATAAAATCACTATTAAGAACAGGAGCAGAAGCATAAGAATCGCAGAAATTATACATAGCTATGGATTGAGAAACATCCGGACGCATATGGCCATGAACCTCATTATTGAATTCTCTATACTCAGCAGCATATTCTTGAAAACCAAATACAGAATCACCAGTTGAACCGGGAATACCATTACCATTAAAAAACAACTGAGATTTGTAAACAGGTTGCTCACCAAGATTAGCAAACTCAGGCCAATAATAGTCAAATTTAGATCTTCTTCTCAAAGACGGAGATATACCTTGACAGTAGGAATGCC